GGGTTCGACACACCGGTCATCAAAGATGGCTGGGATGTCAATGGTGATTTCTCCTCCAACAATGGGGAAGAATACGGAGTCAATGGACTCATGTCCATGGACATTGGTGAGCCGCTCAGTGGCCCCATGGAGTACGCCTGCATCGCATTTGAGTTGTTGAGCGATAACGTTGAAGGCCTGTTCCCTGTCGCAAAATCCAAATTGTTCATCGTTGCTGTATTGTTCAAACCAACGCTCGGTGATTGTTTCAACCACCCCGGTGTCTAGGCCGCGCTGTTCCACCATCCTAAGAATGGCTTTTGACCAATCAGACAATATTGGTGTATTTGGGTCAGTTAACAAATACCCAACTGCCTTGCGTTTTAACGCATCAAGGTCGGAAACATCAGCGGTTGCTGTTGTCAGATGTAACTTTGCCAATTGTCGTGGCACATCTGAAACCGAGGTAATCGCAGCAGTCCATGAACCAAAGAAGATTCTGCCAAGAAATGGGACAGGTGTGTCTTGATGAATAACATCTGCCTTCAAACCAAGTCCTAACTGTTTTGCCACACGCTCATAGGTGAGCTGTGGAACGTCGGCTGTGACGCCATCATCACCACCATACAAGCCCAAATTTTCCCATGCCTCATCAGCATTCTGGCCAATGCATCGCAACGTAATAAATGCAACCAATGCATTATCAAGTGTGTTAGCGATTGACGTATCAGGTGATCCTGAAGCGCGCGACCAGTTCGAGTCATAACGTACACCATAGCGCGTAAACCCCTTACAGTTGAACAATGCGTCCAAGCACCGTTTCAACTCGGGAGTATGTGACTCATGGAAAAATCGGGACATAATTTCTGATTCAGCATCAGCCAACCATTTACTATGTGTACCATCGAACTTAGAAAAGTCAGTTGGTACAACATGCCGTGCTTTTGCCAACAGCTGCTGCATCCGGGCAGTCAGTTGTCTAGGTGTCATGGCGAAGGCATAAAATGGTAACGTATGCATGATGTGAGCGAAGGCATATGTAAACTGCGAGTAAGCAATTTTGACACTGCCCTCAATGGTGGAAATGTTACGTGGTGGTGCAATCTTGCCATAAAATTCTCGTTTTTGAAAAGAATTGATGACCTGTTTGGCGCGATTGTACAACCAGTCGACAGACCGCGAAAAAATGCGTCGTTGCGATGGGCGTTTTTGTTGATTTGCTACCTCATCCAACGATACCGGTACACCAGTTCCAACAATTGCAGGAGGAACTACACGCTCAGCGAATTCCGCCAGGTACTTGTTAAAGTAGGTTGGCGGTTCCTTGTCATTTCTCAGACTTGTAATGCGTTTTTCTGCTGCAATTACGTCTGAGGCTAAGCCTGCAGTGGGGGCCACTGCTGATGGCACAAAAGCTCGGCTTGGATCAACTAAGATTCTAGCAGTAGGCTTTTGATCAAAGGGCATGTACCCTTCCACAATGGGTGTATAATGCACCGCCTGTGGGGCCACTTTGCTTGCTACAACAACAGGTCGCTGACAAATGTTCGGGTTGATCTCCAGTACGGCGCACAGGTTGCTTGCTGTAATATACGGGTCGATAGAGCGAGCCCAATGAGCAAATCCTGTTTTGATGAAATTGGGTGTTTTCTCGGTGAGGTACGTTCTTATAGTTCCTTCAGCCGAACCAACAATGGATTCCTTACTACGGATAAAACGCGTCTGGATAGCTCCAAACAATGCTTCGGGGACAATAGCTGATGCTGTTGAACCAGCTACGCTAACAGCGGTGTACCTCACGGTAACGCCTTCATGCGTATGCAGATACTCCATCTTGTTTGCTCCACCAAAGCTCAAGGTTTTGTATTCCATGTTGTGGCCGGGCAGACGCCAGCAGCCAAACCAATTCCAAACGGTGCGCGCGGGAAAGATACCAACCAGTCTTCTATGTTGATCTTGCGAGAAGGTCTTATGCTCAACAAGAAACAAAGTGTCGTAAAACCATCCACGATGAATTATGTGGTCTGTCTCATAGTTCCACAGACGGTGCAAATAGTGTGCACCCCCTGTCACGTCCAATTTCACCTTATTATCACTGGTGGAAAAAACTCCATCAAGAGTTGTGCCCCCGGGACACAAAGGTGCGAAGGTATACATCACAATCGGACGGCAAAGAGACAAATATGTTGACATATTGACATGATAGTCAACATCAATCATGGTTATAACGACATTAGAGGCTGGTATGGGATCGTCACGAGGCTCAACCTGCATGTCCTTGCCCCAGAAATACTGACGCACGCCTGCGATGCTCTTATCGCGAATGGCGGCGGAGATTTGATAGGGCAGACACCCAACATCTTTACAGTACTGCGTTAGTAAGCCAATTGCAGTTGTTCTCAACGCTGCTGCTTGACCATGGCTATGGCCTTCATAAACTGGCAACTTAACACTTGCTGTATCGATTCTTCGGAACGTTTCCTGTTTAAATCGAAACGTGTATGACATGCTAAACATATGATACCACCAGGTTTTCAGTGTATCAATAGTGCGCATGTATGTATGCTCCCCAGCAAGATGTGCTGTAAGGAACATAATCACACGTACGATTTGTATGACAGATTCGTATACCATATAAATGGCAAACAGGAGTTGTCCTACGTTCCAAATGACTCCCCACAGTGTCCAAGGCTCCACAACCAAGGTTGCTGCTGCGAGTGTCACGTTGTTTGTCCGGGTTAGGATACGCGTGATTGAGTGCCACATCATAGAGATGCGGGCCAACAAAGTTACAAAAAATGGTAACATAGTGTCGTGATAAAATGTAATGC